TAATTATTTTTCTTAGGAGAAAAGATATATGGCTACTGTTCAAATATCAGACGTTTATGATCCATTAACGTTTGACGAAGCGATGCAAGAAGCCCAGCCTGAAAAGAATGCTTTTTTACGTGCTGGCATCATTACAAGTGACCCAAAATTAGAAGCACACCTAGCAACAGGTGGACAAATTGGTGAACTACCTTTCTATTATGCTTTAGGTACTTCTGGAGCTGGCGGTTCTGGTACAGAACCAAACTTTAGTTCTGATGATCCTGCACAATCTTCAACACCAAAAAATATTACTTCAGCTAAGATGGTTTATCGTGCATCTTATCAAAACCAATCTTGGTCAGCTATGGATTTAGCTCGTGAAGTAACAAACATGAAAGACCCTCTTGGTGCTATTGTTAATCGTGTTGCTGAGTACTGGGCTATTAATACTCAGAATCGTATTATCAAATCAGCTATGGGTGTTTTAGCAGATAACGTTGCTAATGATTCTGGTGATATGCTAGTTACAGTTGCTACTGACGATGCTGGTGCAGTTACTTCTGCAGAAAAGATTTCTGCTGATTTAATTATTGACGCTCGTGCTACTATGGGTGATTCAGTATCTAGTGCACAATCTCTAATTGCTGTAATGCATTCAGTTGTTTATGCTGAACTACAAAAACAACAATTGATTGAATTTATTCCTAATGCACGTGGTGAAGTTAATATTCCTACTTATTTAGGTCATATGGTAATTGTTGACGATGGAATGCCTGCTGTAGCTGGAACAAATCGTATTACTTATACTACAATGCTACTTGGTGCAGGCTCTTTCGGTTACGGTATGGGTTCACCTAGCACTCCTTCTGAAGTTGATCGTGATCCAGCTTCTGGTGAAGGTGGTGGTCAAGAGATTTTGTATTCACGTACTTCTGAAATTATCCACCCTGTAGGTTTCTCTTTCAGCTCTACATCATTAACAGGTGGCAATGGAAATACCCAAGCAAGTTATGCTGATTTAGCTAATGCTGCTAACTGGGACAGAGTTTTTGCTAATCGCAAGAATATCCAGATGGCCTTTGTTCAGTCAAACGGATAAAATTTAGTTTAGTGTTAAAGGTTTGATCTTAATACAAATAGATCAAACCAAAACACTTATTCTTAATTATTAATTTGGTGTATAGTGATGGAAATAGAAGACAAAACTGAAAGAAAAACTGCAAAACCAGTTGCAAAAGATACAGTAAAAGATGCTGTAAAAATTTCAAAACCTAAAGCAGTTATAAGTACAGAACAAGCAACTTGGGAACAAATAATCAACTCAAAAAAAGGTTTAAAACCAAACGGTGAGAAGTTAGGTTAATATGGCTTTCATACCTCCATATACAGATATATCTTTCGCAGATTTATATAATTCTAGCGAAGCTTGGTCATTATTAAATGATGCCCAAAAAGATTTTGCACTATCTTTTGCAAGGTCTTACATAGATAAAAACTATACTTGTTTGAAGTCTTATACTGAAACTTGGAATACAGATGATTTAACAACTATACCAGATAATGTTCAATGGGCTAACGCAGTAATTGCTGAGAAGTATGCTTTAGGAGAATTGAGCGGAAACGAAATAGAAGTATCTGGACCAATTACACACAAAAAGGTTAAAGCAGGTTCTGTAGAATCTGAAACAACATATTTAGGCAGTAGATCAACTTCTGCTGGCTCTAGTTTTTTAGATTACAAAGATGTAACAAATATGTTATCACCTTATTGTACTCTAGGAAACTCAGGAAATTTAACGAGGGTTTAAAATGGCTATTACTTTAGTAGATGCAGCAGATGTAGAAGCGAGCATAGATGCAAACGGAAATATAGACCTAACTGATGCAGCAACATCTCTATTAGATTGGGGAATAGTTAATACAGAAGCATTAAAGCAACCATCTATTATTATAAGAGAATTGGCAAATCATGATGTTCTTTTAAATAATTATAGAGAGGGTGCATGGAGCATTTCTAAAGGTTTAAGAGATGCTATACAAGCACAATTATAATAATGGGATTATATAACGACATACAAACTGATTTATCTTCTGCTTTTGAAGGAGATTTATTAGATGCAACTAGAACAGTTCAGTTTGTAACATACACAAACGTATATAATGATACTACTATGCAGAACACATTAACAGAATCTTCAACAGATGTAAGAGCAGTTAAAATAAGTTCTTACGAAGGTGAGAATATAGATGAACCAACAAAGAATGATTCTGTAAAGTATTTAGTTATTGATTCTGATAGAAATGGTGTTGGTTTTGAGTTAGATATGAAAATAGTAGATGGGTCAGATAATTATAAAGTAACTGGTATATCAACTGATCCAGCTGGTGCTTCTTGGACTATTTCAGGAAGGAGGTGGTCATAATGCCTTTACCTTATGGCGGAACAACAAATCACTTTGGAAATCTTGTTGAAAATATAAAGAAATTTGCTGGAGACACAGCTACAGAAATAGTAAACACAAACCAAAGGTTTTTGATAGATGAATCTCCTATTGACACTGGAACTTTGCAGTCAAATTGGTTCGCAGGAATAAGACCTGGAGCAAGACCACCTAACAAAAGACCAAGTGATGGCTCTAGTCAACCTAATAAGCCTATATACAATCAGGCTGTAAAGAAGGGCATACACTATGCTTATTATATATGGAATGAAACAGAATATTTAGAAGATGTAAATGATGGAGTTACATCAAGTGGAAAAGAAACACCTGGTTCTTCTGCTAATAAAAATTTTGTTCAAGCTGCTTTGAAGAAAGCAGAAGTTTATTTAAGTAGAAGATAATGCCAACTTTATTAGAAACTGCAGCAGCACTTAATAATTTACTGAATATTGGTTGGGCAGGCAGAACTGATATAGCTATAGATAATGTACCTTATTCAGAAGTTAATGGTCAGGCTTATATAGAATCAATATTTATACCTTATACTACATATAATGTTAATATTGGTTCTGGTATTGATTCTAGTTGTGAAAGAAAAAGGACTGAAGGTGTACTACAAATAATAGTAAGAACACCAATAAATGAAGGTATAGGTTTGGCTTATAGTTATTCTAATGATATATCTGGAATAATGGATAATAAAAACCCTATTCCAAATCTTTTTACTTATGTTACAGAAGTAAGAAGATCAGGAGATAATAAGGACGGTTGGTATACATTGATATGCGATGTACCTTTCGTAAGTGATGAAATAAATTAATTTCGTGGTTTGCGGGTCACGTATATTGTTACTCCGCATTTTTTACATTAATTATGTTAAGGAGATTTAACAAATGAGTACGACAAATTATACAGATATAGGGTATATTGCCGAAGGAACAGAAGGAACTACACCAGCAACACCCGCATTTCAAATTTTACCTACAACAGGTGGTTCTCCTACATCAAGTATTACTACTGCTACTTCTGAAGTTATTAGATCAGATAGACAAACAGATGATTTGATCGTAGTAGATTTAGATGTAAATGGAAATATTAATTATGAATTATCTTATGCTCCATATAAACCATTAATTTTATCATTAATGCAAAATTCTACAACTGGTTCTATTTCAGAAACAGCTGCTACTTATGCGTCAGCTTCACCAACTATTATTAGTAAAGCAGGTTTAAATTCAGCAGTTTCAGTAGGTGATGTTTTTACTCTTTCTTCTGCTTTAGATTCTGCTATTGATGGAACTTATACTTGTATTAATAATGGTACTGCAGATCAAATAACTGTATATCCACAAGTACCAGCTGCTATGACAGACCAAAGTGATGTAGTAGTTACTGCAACTACTATTATTACAAATGGTGCAAATACTGCTGATACATATACTTTTAGAAAAAGAGCATTAAAAGATTCTACATATTATTATTGGTATTATCGTGGTTGTAAAATATCTTCAATGAGTTTTAATTTCTCTACTGGCTCTATTTTAAACGGTTCTTTCTCTATTATAGGTCTAACCGAGGAAGCTACTACTACTGCAATTTCAGGTGAAACTACTGTAGAAGTTCAATCTTATTCAATAATGAATAGTGTATCTTCTATTGGAGCAATTTATGTAGATGGTATTACTCTTGGAACTTGTAGTTTTAGTTCTCTTGATATAAATGTAGACAATCAAATAAACTCTTCAAAATCAATCGGTGTACTTGGTGCATGTGGTACGGTATCTTTTTCTTTAAATGTTACAGGAAACGTTGAAGTTTACTTTAATAATCTTGATTTGTATGATAAGTTTTTGGCTGCACAAGATTTTTCTATGACTATTATTCTTACTGATAGTGATGGAAATAATATTGGTATTAATATTCCTTATGCTAAATTTGAAAGTTTAGATACACCTATTGGTGGTAAAGATCAATTTTTAATGCAATCTGGTTCTTTTAAAGCATTAAGAGATGCCACTGGTAATTATATGATTAAATTTAGTCTTATTGATGCCTAATTAGTTCGCTTTTAGCGCACCCTGGGTTATGGTTTTGCTCCTGTGTTCCATGACCCTTGTATTAATAAATTACGCAGGAGAAAACAAACACAGGAAAATAAAATGGCTATTAAATTTACAAAGACAAACACAGATCTTGAATTAAATGGTTCTTGGTTAGAATATTCAGATGGAGCTGGTGATTTTATTAAATTGAAAATCGCTCGTTCTGATGGAAATCCTCATTACGAATCAACATTAACAAGATTAATGTCTCCACACAGAAAAAGAATGGAGAAAGGTAAAGCAATTGATAATAATTTAGCAAAAAAAATTATGAATCAGGTTTATGCAAAAGAAATATTGTTAGGTTGGGAAGAAGGAAAAATCACTGACGAAGATGGAAAACCATTTGAATACTCTGAAGAAAATGCTTTAGAGTTATTAGAAGGTGATTCTGATTTAAGAGATTTTGTAATAACAGAATCAGGAAATATTGATAATTTTTTGAAACAGAAGAAATAATAGAAGGTGTATTTGAAGTTTTAAAATGGAATTATGAATATGGTGATAAAAT